ATGAGCAGCAAAGTCAGGAACCGGGCGGAGACCACGCCGCAGGTTCGCCACTTGACCCAGCGTGAACTGGCCAAACGCTGGAACAAGTCCGAGGCCACCATCGAGCGGTATCGCGCGCTCGGCAATTCCCCTCGTTTCCTCAAGATCGGCGGCAAGGTTCTATTCCGGGAAGAAGACGTCCTGGAGTACGAACGCAATCGTCTGTACGAAACCAATGCGACCCGGGCGCGGGAGGTGACGGCATGAGCGATCTCGTCATCCACACCCACGATCTTCCCGATCTGACGGTCGCGCAACTGGCCGATCTGCCTCCGGCCAGACTGCAGGAACTCGACGTCATGCTCACCGAGTTCCAGAACTGGCTCAAGGCATCACGCGAACGCATGCATGCCGCGCTGGAGCAACGCTACGGAGAGCAGGCAAGGCAGACGCTGATGGAAGCCGGTCAGGACTTCGGCACCACGCATCTGGCCGATGGATCGATCCGCATCACCGTCGAGATTCCCAAGCGCGTGCGCTGGGATCAGGCGCAGATGGCGGAAATCGCCAGACGCATCGTCGCCGGCGGCGATCAACTCGACCAGTACATCGACGTCGAGTTCTCGGTGCCGGAAACCCGCTTCAACGCCTGGCCGGAAACCCTCAAGCAACCCTTCAAGGACGCCCGCACGGTCAAGGCCGGCAAGGCGGTCTTCCGCATCGCCCCTGTTCAGGAGAACGACCAATGAATGCCAACACCCTCATCCAGAAACTCCGCAAGGAAGTCATGTCCCTGGCCGGCGACAACCTGCCGACCGAGATCCGCTATCAGGACCGCTACGGCAACGTCGTCATCAAGCCGCTGTTCGACGCCACCCTCGACGAACTGGCCTTCGCCGCTCAGACGCTGAATGCCGAACGGTCGGCACTGAGTCGTCGCCAGGTCGCCCTCGAGGATGTCTATGCGCATGCCCGCAAGCAGGGTTTCCTTGGTGCCGATCTGATCCGTGGCCTGGTCGACGAGGTGGCGAAATGAACGAACTCGTTGCTTTTGACTTCGAATCACATCCGGTTCGCATTGTCACCGGGACCGATGGACAGCCACATTTTGTGGCAGCGGACATCTGCGACGCACTGCAGATCGTTGAGGTGCATCGCTCGGTTGCCAGACTCGATGATGACGAAAAGGGTCGTCATATTGTGACGACCCCTGGTGGTCCTCAGGAAATGACTGTCGTCAACGAGGCCGGGCTCTATAACCTCATTCTGCGAAGTCGCAAACCGGAAGCCAAACGCTTCAAGCGCTGGGTGACCCACGAGGTTCTGCTGTCCATTCGCAAGACCGGCGCCTACGCCACTCCGGGTTCAATTGCCGCATTGCCGGCTCCAACACAGGATCGCGTCACGTCCATCCTGCTGATCGGCGAGGCGGTTGCCAGGGTGCCAGGGGTCAAGCCCGGCATCGCCATGGCCGCCGCCCTGACCTGCATCCACGAGAACACCGGTCTGGCGATCGAGACCATGCGTCACGCGCTGCCGGCATCCAACGAGTCACTGGCGGCAGTCAATCCGACCAGACTCGGCGAGCACATCGGACTCTCGGCCAAGCAGGTCAATCGTCGTCTCGCCGATCTTGGCTATCAGTACCGCAACGAACGAGACGAATGGGAACTCACCGAGGCCGGTCGTGCCTGGGGCGAGGCACTGCCGTTCTCGCGCAACGGTCATTCCGGTTACCAGATTCTATGGAAACTGGATGTGGCCGACCGGCTGAAGGAGGTGGCGTGATGGCACTTCCCATCATCTCCGCCGAAGCACGCATGCGCGAACGCCACTCGGCCAAGATCGGACTCGTCGGGCCTCCCGGCGTCGGCAAGACCACGCAGTTGCGGCATCTGCCGCCCGAGTCGACATTGTTCGTCGATCTTGAGGCCGGTGACCTGTCTGTCAAGGACTGGCCCGGTGACACGGTGCGGCCGCGCACATGGGCCGAGTTTCGTGACCTTGTCGTGTTCCTGGCCGGACCGATGCCGACCGCCACGGCCGAGCAGGCATTCTCGGATGCGCACTACCGGCATGTCTGCGAGAACTTTGGCGACCCGGCACAACTGGCGAAGTACGAGTACTACTTCGTCGACAGCCTGACGGTGCTTTCCCGTCTCTGTTTGGCCTGGTGCAAGACCCAGCCGCAGGCGTTTTCCGAGAAAACCGGCAAGGCCGACAACCGGGGCGCCTATGGGCTGCTCGGCCAGGAAATGATCGCGGCGCTCACGCACCTGCAGCATGTGCGCGACAAGCACGTGATCTACGTCGCCATCCTCGAGGAGAAGGTCGACGACTTCAACAGGCGCTACACCCAGTTGCAACTGGAGGGCAGCAAGACCGCCCTCGAACTGCCGGGTGTGCTGGATGAGGTCATCACGCTGGCCGTCCTCAAGGCCGATGACGGCACGCCGTACCGGGCCTTCGTCACCCGTGCCGACAACCCCTACGGTTTCCCGAGCAAGGATCGCAGCGGTCGCCTCGATGCCATCGAGGAACCCGATCTGGGCAAGCTCATCCGCAAATGCCTGGGGGTGGCCTCATGAGGCGGGAAACCATCTCGATCGTCGAGTTCGAGCGCTATGAGCAAGGCGTCAGGGCAACGATCAAGCGCATCAGTGCCGAGAACACCTGGCTGCGCCACAACTACGGCGAACTCGAGTCCCGCGTCGTCCAGCTGAAAAAGGACATCGCCGCCCTCCGTACCGCCGCCACCAAGATCAGCAAATCCCTCGGCGTCACCGCCAAAAAGGAACCTAAGACAAGGAGCAGCAAATGAACACGAATACCTGGAACGATTTCAACGATGCCGAGCAACAGCAATCCTTCGACCTGATTCCCAAGGGAACGATCGTCAAGGTGCGCATGACCATCAAGCCGGGTGGCCATGACGATGCCGCGCAGGGTTGGCTGGGCGGTTATGCCACGCAGTCGCCAACCACGGGTGCCGTCTATCTTGCCACCGAATCGGTGGTGCTCGAAGGGCCACACGCACGCCGCAAGATGTGGGGCAACATCGGCCTGTACAGCAGCAAGGGGCCGACGTGGGGAAACATGGGCCGGACCTTCATCCGCGCGCTGCTCAACAGTTCCCGCAACATCCATCCCCAGGACAACGGACCACAGGCGGCCGCAGCGCGGCGCATCCGTGACTTCTCCGAACTCGACGGCATCGAGTTCCTTGCCAAAGTCGAGATCGAGAAGGACGCCAAGGGCGAGGACCGCAATGTCATCGGTCAGGTCATCGAGCCCGACCACAAGGACTATGCGGCCCACATGGGCGGCGCAGCCAGGACGTCGTCAGCCCCGGCAACGGCGTCTTACGCGCCATCCACCCCCGCCGCAACGGCACGTCCTGCAGTCGCCGGCAAGCCGGCCTGGGCCCAGTAACGGGAGGGCGCGTGAAATGCTGGGTCTGTTCCCGACAGGCCCGGGGGTTCGGTCATTCCGATGGCCGCTTCAGGATCGCCGACCCCCGGCGCTATCCCCTCGACTGGGTGTTCTGCAGCCGCCGCTGCCAGGACATTTTTCACCGACTTTACGGGTCATGGCTTGCCTCGGATCCATCGAAACAGGAGGCACTCATGATCGATCCCTCTGATGCAGAGATCGCCGCCATGCAGAAGTGCCTCAAGGCGTTCGGCGAGGCGGCCGGCGAGATCGGCTTCGACCGGCCGCTGGGCAGCTATTCCGAAAAGGAAGCCCTGCGTGTGATCGATGCGATCGTGTCCTGCTATTCGGACGCGATGATCGAGCATCACGAAGCCACGCGCGAGCCTCCGATTCGCGGACTGCCGGCCCCGGAGAGCAATGCGTTCTCGGACCTGAAGGACGATCTGCCGTGGGAGAGCACGCCATGATGGACTTCAACTCCACCGCCTCGCTCTCCGGCCGCGTGACAGCACTCATCGATGCGGGTCTGCAGGCCCGCCGCCAGCGCGAAGGCCGGCGTGCCTATCTCGGCGCCTCGCGCCTCGGCGTGTCCTGTGGCCGCGCGTTGCAGTTCGAATTTGTCGGGGCGCAGGTGGATTACGGTCGGGAGACACCCGGCCACATCCTCCGGATATTCGAGCGAGGCCACGTTACCGAGGACTGCATGACCGGCTGGCTGCGCGCGGCAGGCTTCGATCTGCGCACACATGACCGCAACGGCGAGCAGTTCGGCTTCTCGCTGCTGGACGGCAGGCTGCAGGGGCACATCGATGGCGTCATCGTCGGTGGCCCCGAGGGCTTTGATTATCCCTGTCTCTGGGAGAACAAGTGTCTCGGCGGCAAGTCCTGGCGCGACCTGGAGAAGCATCGTCTGGCGGTTTCGAAGCCGGTGTATGCGGCGCAGGTCGCCGTCTATCAGGCCTATCTCGAACTGCACGAGCATCCGGCGCTCTTCACGGCGGTCAATGCCGACACCATGGAGATCTATGCCGAACTGGTGCCGTTCGATGGCGGACTGGCCCAGCGCCTGTCCGATCGCGCGGCCCAACTCATCGCTGCCACCGATGCCGGTGAACAGCTACCCCGTTCCTATAACGACCCGACGCACTTCGAGTGCCGCATGTGCGCTTGGCAAGACCGCTGCTGGAGAACTTCATGAGTACGAACTATTCCGACACCCGTTTCAAAACTTCTCCCGATGGCCAGCGGCTGCGCTGGTCGCCGCCGGCACCGAAGGTGCATATCGGCATGATCACTCGCGTCCTGACCCGCAAGCTGATGGAAGGCATGGAGGACATGCCCGAGGCACGAATGGTGATTGCCGTGATCGTGCAGGCAATCGCCGACTGCCACGAACGGGATGATCGCGACCGTCATGATGCCCGGCGTTTCCTGGCGAGCAAGCGGCTGGATTTCTGGTGTGAGTTGCTTGGTATCGAGGCGGATTTCGTCCGCATGGTGGCCGTCCGCTCCGGTTATCTGGTCGACGAAGAAAAGCTCTGGACTCCTGTGAAACGCTCGCGGCGCTCACGTCAATCGACCAGCGCCGAGGTGACCGCACATGCTTGACTTCAACGAGACCGGCGAACCCACGCCACCATGCACGGATGCCGGCCGGGAGGAAATCCGTGCGGCGCTGCTGGGACGGCTGGAGTCAGTCCTGTCCGCCATGTTTCCGGCAGGCAGGAAGCGCAAGGGCCGCTTCCTGATCGGCGACATCCTCGGTAGCCCGGGAGACAGTCTCGAGGTGGTGCTTGATGGCGACAAGTCCGGCCTGTGGACCGACCGCGCCGTGGGCAGCGGGGGCGACATCTTCGATCTGTTGGCCGGACACCTGGGGCTCGATGTGCAGGCCGATTTCCTGCGGGTTCTGGCGGCTGCCAACGACATCCTCGGGCGCGCCCCGGCATTGCCTGCCCGGCGCGGACGACGCGAAGCCCCGGTCGATGATCTTGGCCCGGCGACGGCCAAATGGGACTACCACGACGCCGAAGGAAAATTGCTCGCCGTGGTCTATCGCTACGACCCGCCTGGCCGGAAGAAGGAATTTCGCCCCTGGGATGTCAGGCGGCGCAAGATGGCACCGCCCGACCCGCGCCCCCTCTACAACCAGCCGGCCATGCGTGACGCCGACCCGGTGGTACTGGTCGAAGGCGAGAAATGCGCGCAGGCGCTCATCGATGCCGGCATTTGCGCCACCACGGCGATGCACGGCGCGAATGCCCCGGTCGAGAAAACCGACTGGTCGCCATTGGCCGGCAAATCCGTGCTGATCTGGCCTGACCGCGACAAGCCGGGCTGGGACTACGGTGCACAGGCGGCGCAGGCTGTTCTATCGGCGGGTGCCAGGTCATGCCATATCCTGTACCCGCCAGAGGAAGCGGCCGAGGGATGGGATGCGGCAGACGCCATCACCGAGGGCTTCGATGTCGCCGCATTCCTCGCCTACGGTCCGCGTCTGCAGATGCACGACATCACCGACGACGCCGAGCCGGTGGCCAGCACCGACCAGTCGGTCTGGGGTACGGAGGATGCGCTGGCCCTGGCCTTCACCCGGCGCTACCACCGCGACTGGCGTTATGTAGCCGGCTGGGGCCGCTGGCTGGTCTGGGACGGCAATCGCTGGCGTACGGAAGACACGCTGGCTGCGACCGACCTGATCCGCAGTGTGTGCCGGCATGCCGCCGTGCGTGCCGACAATCCCAAGGTGGCCGCCAAACTCGCCAGTTCGAGCACGGTCGGTGGCGTGGAACGGCTGGCCAGGGCCGATCGCCGGCATGCCGCCAATACCGACGAGTGGGATGCCGACCCATGGCTGCTCAACACCCCGGGTGGTGTGGTCGATCTCAAGACCGGAAAAGTCCGTGCGCACGACCGTTCCGACCGGATGACCAAGATCACCACGGCCACGCCGGGAGGTGACTGCCCGACCTGGCGACGATTCATCGATGAGGTCACGGGCGGTGACGTGGAACTGCAGGCCTATCTGCAGCGGATGGTGGGCTATGCGCTCACCGGTTCGACGCAGGAACACGCACTGTTCTTCCTGTACGGGACCGGCGCGAACGGCAAGTCGGTGTTCGTTAACACCCTGGCCACCATCCTCGGTGACTACGCGACCAACGCGCCGATGGATACGTTCATGGAAACGCGCACCGACCGGCACCCGACCGACATGGCAGGCCTGCGCGGCGCGCGCTTCGTAGCGGCGATCGAGACCGAGCAGGGAAGGCGATGGGCGGAGTCCAAGCTCAAGAACCTCACTGGCGGCGACAAGATCTCAGCGCGCTTCATGCGCCAGGACTTCTTCGAGTTCTTCCCGCAGTTCAAGTTATTCGTGGCGGGCAACCACAAGCCGGCGATTCGCAACATCGATGAGGCCATGAAGCGGCGCCTGCACCTGATCCCTTTCACGATCACCGTGCCCCCCGAACGTCGCGACAAGCACCTGCAGCAGAAATTGCTTGCAGAGCGCGATGGCATTCTGTCCTGGGCAGTACAGGGCTGTCTGGACTGGCAGCGCCAGGGACGACTTGCCCCTCCCCAGCGGGTCGTGGATGCCACCGAAGAGTATTTCGAAGCTGAGGACGCGCTAGGTCGATGGCTTGATGAGCGCTGCGTGCGCGAGCCCAACGCCAAGTCGCTGACCGCCGAACTGTTCAACGACTGGAAGCAGTGGGCCGAAGCGGCGGGTGAATTCGTTGGCGCGCAACGCCGCTTTTCGGATCTGCTCATCACGCGCGGGCTGGATAAGTGGCGCAACAGCGCTGGTCTGCGGGGATTCCAGGGCATTGATCTCAAGAACCCGCCGACACCTGCCTACACCCCCTACGCAGACAACTGACCTCCATGAAAACCCTGGTGTCTGACGCAGCTGACGCTGTTTGTCGTAACTCCGTATACGCGTGTGCGCGTGCGCGCCTCACGGAGAGTTTCGATATTCCGTGTCAGCTGCGTCAGACCCTTACCGAACAAGGACTGACAGCATGACCATGACCATCATCGCCCTGGACCTGGGCACCACCACCGGCTGGGCGCTGCGCGGCAGCGACGGCCACATCACCAGCGGCTCCGAGAGCTTCCGGCCGCAGCGCTTCGAAGGCGGTGGCATGCGCTTTCTGCGCTTCAAGCGCTGGCTCACCGAGATCAAACAATCCTGCGATGGCATCGACTGCCTGCACTTCGAGGAGGTGCGCCGCCATGTCTCGACCGATGCTGCCCACGCCTACGGCGGGTTTCTGGCCACGCTCACTGCGTGGTGCGAGCACCACCAGATCCCGTACCAGGGCGTACCGGTCGGGACGATCAAGAAGCACGCGACCGGCAAGGGCAACGCAAGCAAGGACGAGGTGGTGGCAGCCGTCCGGGCACGCGGTCACCAGCCTGCCGACGACAACGAAGCCGATGCGCTGGCTCTGCTCCACTGGGCCATCGTGACGCAGGAGGTGTGAGATGCAGACCCTGACACCATCCTATCGCTGTGCGCTCGGGCGTGGCACGTCGCGTGAGGATCCGGAAGCGATCAAGCGCGAGGGCTGGCGTGACCAACGCATTCTGGTTGTGGCTGCGAACGACGATCGACTGGACTTTGTCGAGCGTGAATTCATCCGGCAACTGGGCGAACGACTGTACGGGGAGAAGCGTCGTGGATAAGTGGACAGCAGAAGATGTGGCAGCCCGGTTTATCGAGGCGGCCGAAACTGGACGGCGTCTGCCTCGCGTCAAGGTGCAGGGCTACTTCAATGTCTGGCCGGCTTTCGTGCGTGACAACTGGGAGAACTACTCGGCGGATGAATCGGCGCACCTTCATCTGCCTCCCACCCCAGAAGCCATCGACCGCATGATGGAGACGATGCGCTGGGTGCAGTGGCTGGAGGTTGAACAGCGGCATCTGGTGTGGATGCGCGCCAAGCATTACGAGTGGCGGGACATTTGTCGGCGTGTCGGCTGCTGTCGCATGACGGCCTGGCGTCACTGGCAGAAGGCACTGGCGAATGTAGCCGACCGGCTCAACAACGGCGTGAAGGTGGTTTAGCAATATTGAGCAATATTGCCGGGCACTGATGGCAGTTGCAGCGAATTGCTGGACTGTGGCCAAAACGGGGTGTTACATCGGGGGCGGATTTTCAGTATCTTTGCGCCATGATCTGGACAGCGGTGCGGGCAGCGCGCTCACATCGTTGTCCGGACATAAATTCGACGGGTCCTTCCTGTGCAAAATCCCATGCGGGGGGCGACAGCCCGGCATTTCGCTACCGTCTGACCGCAAATTGAGGTTACCAGTTACCACCCTGGTTACCACCTGAATCGAGTTACCACCCCATTTACGACCCGCCCCTGTGGCGGGTCTTTGCATTCCAATGACCGAACCTCTGTGCGTCGAGTATCGCAAGATCGAGACGCTGATCCCTTTCGCCCGCAATCCGCGCACCCATTCAGATGCGCAGATTGCCAAGCTGGCGTCCAGCATCGTCGAGTTCGGCTGGACACAGCCCATCCTCGTCGACGGCAGCAACGGCATCATTGCCGGTCATGGTCGTCTGGCGGCAGCGCGCAAGCTGGATCTGCTGGAAGTGCCGGTGATTGAACTCGGCCACCTCTCGCCAGCACAGAAACGGGCCTACGTGATCGCCGACAACCGTCTGGCACTCGATGCCGGGTGGGACGAGGAACTGCTCTCGCTGGAACTGGCCGAGTTGTCCGAGTCCGGTTACGACCTGACCATGACCGGCTTCTCCAACGAGGAGATTGAGGAACTACTGGTCGGTGCCGAGCAGGCATTACAGAACGAGTCCTCGAGTGACACCGAGGATGATGCCGCCGATGATGTACCGGAGGTGCCGACCAACCCGGTATCGCGTCCAGGGGATGTCTGGCAGATCGGTACGCATCGCGTTATCTGTGGCGATGCCACGGACCCGGGAGTCGTTCGCACGCTGATGGCTAGCGAACTGGCCGCCTTGTGCTTCACCTCGCCGCCCTACGGCAACCAGCGGGATTACACGAACACCATCATTGATTGGGATGCCCTGATGCGGGGCGTCTTCGCCAACCTGCCGATGGCCCCGAATGGCCAGGTGCTGGTCAATCTCGGCCTCATCCACCGCGAGCAGGAAGTCATTCCCTATTGGGACGGCTGGCTCGACTGGATGCGGACCCAGGGTTGGCGGCGTTTCGCCTGGTATGTCTGGGACCAGGGGCCGGGGTTACCCGGCGACTGGAATGGCCGGCTGGCCCCTTCCTTCGAATTCGTCTTTCACTTCAACCGGAAGGACTCCGAAGCGCGACGCCCGAACAAGTTCGTGCCCTGCATCTATGCCGGGCGTGACACCCATCTGCGTGGCGACGGAACCAGTGCTGGCGGCATGCGCAACAAGGACGGCAGCAAAACCGCCTGGAACCATGTCGGCCAGGTCACGCAGGAGACCAAGATTCCCGATTCCGTGATTCGCATCATGCGGCACAAGGGCAAGATCGGTCAGGACATCGACCACCCGGCCGTGTTCCCGGTGGCGCTGCCCCAGTTCGTTCTGGAGTCCTACACCGATGCCGGCGAACTCGTCTTCGAACCGTTCTGCGGCTCGGGTACTACCTTGCTGGCCGCCGAGCGCACCGGCAGAAAGGTACGCGCCACCGAGATCGCGCCAGAGTACGTCGATGTCGCCGTGAAGCGCTTCCAGCAGAACTTTCCCGAGGTGCCGGTAACACTGGCAGCGACGGGACAGACCTTCGCGGAAGTAACCACCGAACGGATCGGAGGTGCGGCATGACCATTTCCTGGCTGGCCGACAAGATCGAGCAATGGCCCACGGCCAAGCTGGTGCCGTATGCCCGCAACTCGCGCACCCACTCCGATGCCCAGGTCGCCCAGATTGCGGCCTCGATCGCCGAATTCGGTTTCACCAATCCGATCCTGGCTGGCGGCGATGGCGTCATCGTCGCGGGCCACGGTCGCCTGGCGGCTGCGCAGAAACTTGGCCTGGCCATGGTGCCGGTCGTCGTTCTCGACCATCTGACACCGACCCAGCGCCGAGCCCTGGTGATTGCGGACAACCGCATCGCCGAGAACGCCGGATGGGACGAGGCCATGCTCCAGGTCGAACTGGCCGCACTGCAAGACGATAACTTTGATTTGGCGCTGACCGGGTTCGATGCCGATGCGCTGGCCGACCTCATGGCTGGCGAAGAAACAAGCACCGAGGGTGATACTGACGAGGATGCGGTTCCGGAGGGATCCGGTACGGTCGTATCCCGGGCGGGCGATGTCTGGATCTGCGGCGAGCATCGGGTGATCTGTGGTGATGCCACCGACCCGGATGCCTACGCGAAGGTACTCGGCGACGAAATTGCCGACATGGTATTTACCGATCCGCCGTACAACGTCAATTACGCCAACTCGGCCAAGGACAAGATGCGCGGCAAGGATCGCGCAATCCTCAACGACAACCTCGGCGACGGGTTCTACGATTTTCTGTTGGCAGCACTAACGCCCACCGTGGCGCATTGCCAGGGCGGCATTTACGTGGCTATGTCGTCGAGCGAACTGGACCGCTTGCAGGCGGCGTTCCGTGCGGCGGGCGGCCACTGGTCCACCTTCGTTATATGGGCCAAGAATACTTTCACCCTGGGGCGTGCCGACTATCAGCGTCAGTACGAACCGATTCTCTACGGCTGGCCGGAGGGCGCCGAGCGTCACTGGTGCGGCGACCGTGACCAGGGCGATGTCTGGCAGATCAAGAAGCCGCAGAAGAACGATCTGCACCCGACCATGAAGCCGGTGGAATTGGTGGAACGGGCGATCCGGAATTCGAGCCGGCCAGGCGACGTGGTGCTGGATCCCTTCGGTGGGTCGGGCACCACGATGATTGCCGCTCATAAGTCGGCCCGCAAGGCGCGGCTGATCGAACTGGATCCGAAGTACGTCGATGTGATCGTTCGCCGCTGGCAGGACTATGCCGGGGCGAAGGCCATCCGGCAGTCCGACGGCGTGGCGTTCGATACGCTGTCAGTCGGTGGGGAACTCCGGCAGGAGGTCGCCGCTGGTGATGTCGGCGACGTAGCGGACGTTGCGGAACTCGCCAGGGTTGTCGGCGAGGTATATCCCACCGACTGACTGGATTGCCACCCCGTACTTGCGGGTGAGTTTGGTCAGTTCGGCAATGAACTTGTCGTAGTTGGCTTCGAGTTGTGGAGTGGTGACGACGGCGGCCATGGTGATCCCCTTACGCTGCTTCGGCTTCGAAGGACTCGTCGGTCACTTCGCAGTGGATCACGAAGCCTGTGAGGTAAGGCAGCCCCTTGGGGATGCCGTAGTCCTTGCTGGTCTGGCGGCTAATCGTCCAGCCCATCCACCGCGTCACTGCCGCGTCGATGGCCTGCTGGATCGTGTGGCCCCGCAGCATCTCATTGAGGACGTCATCCGCAAAGTGGCGTCCGTGGCGGCTGTCGAGGAACAGTCTGACCGACTCGAGGGGCTGGTTGGTGGCGTCCGAGATCGCGGTCATCGCGATCGGCCAGGCTGCTTCGGCGTTGTCGTTCATCGTGCCAAAAAAGCCCCAGGCCTCGTTCTGGGTGGTGGGGATGGTTTGCTGGGTGGTCATTTCGGTCTCCTTGGTTGATCGTTGCGACACCCGTATGAACGCGCTGTTTGATTGAGAAGCCAAGCTATTTATCGCAGATAGTTGAATCACTTTTCGGAGGCGATCTGGTCGAGCAGTGTCATCGCCTGGCGGTCGCCACTCAACGCGATGCGAAGGCTGCGCAGTGCCTGGTCGATGCTGACTTCGGGGCGGCGATTGTCGAGCAGCCAGCGGATCGCGTTGGCCTGGTCGTTGCCCGATGTCGGCGAGCCAATCGCCACCCCGACGTAGCGTCCGTAGCTGCCGCCGGAGGGATCGACGTATAGGGTGGTGCGGCCGGGGGCGCTGACCTCCACGACTTGTCGTTGACCATTTGCATGGCCACCGCGTCCGGTAAGCCATTCGCGATCCTCCAGCAGGGTGCTGGCGAAGGCGTCGTACTCGGCGGCAGTCAGTTCCTTGCGGAACTCGATCGCGATAGGCTCAGGCGGTGCGCTCGGGTCAGTGTTGTGAAGCACCTCATCGAGGCTGCAGGGTTTGCGGGTAAAACGGGCGCGTATGGTGGTGGTCATGGTGGTCTCCGGTTGTTGATTGATGTGACATGCGCATGAACGCGCTGTTCAATCAGGAAGCCAAGCACTTTTTGATGAAGAATGAATTGGTGGCAGAATCCCCGCTTTCCAACCAAGGGGAGTAAGCACCACATGAACAAATCGGAACTGATTGAAGCTCTGGCCGCCAAGACCGAGGTTTCCAAAGCCGCTGCCGGCAAGTCCGTCGACGCTCTGGTCGAAATCATTACTGCCGCTGTTGCCAAGGGCAACGACGTGGCCCTGATTGGCTTCGGCACCTTCAAGGCATCGAAGCGCGCTGCCCGTACCGGCAAGAATCCGAAGACCGGTGAAGCGCTGAAGATCGCGGCCACCACGGTTCCGACGTTCAAGGCTGGCGCCGCCTTCAAGGCCGCCGTTGCCCCGAAGAAGAAAGCCAAGAAGTAATCCCGTCTCCATGGGGTAAATCAGGGCGGTGCCGGGTGACCGGGCCGCCCTGATTGTTTTGCGGATCAGATGATCCGGTAGATGCGCTCGCCCCCCTCGGCCTTGTCCGAAGTGAGGTTGAGCCCGAGTTTCTTTTTGAAGGCCCCGGCAAAGGTGCCGCGCACCGTATGGGCCTGCCAGCCGGTGGCTGCGCAGATCTGGCTGATGGTGGCGCCCTCGGGGCGTTGCAGCATCTGGATCACGGTGGCCTGCTTGCTGTTGTCGCGCATGCGGGGCTTGCCCTCGACGCCGACTTTGAGCAGTCGCTGGGCCGCGACCTGCTTTTCTTGCGCCCAGTTGGCTTCAGCGGCCGACACGGCGGCCTCGACCTCGGGGTCGGGGTGAAGGGGCGCAGGCGTTGGCCGGTCGCGCCCAAGGGCCACGTAACCCTCGGCGGCGACGAAGTAGTTGTCCTGGCCGTCGCGGGTAATCAGGGCCTTGTTGAACAAGCCCTGGATGACCTTGTGCCGGGCACCGCCCTTCACATTCTCGGGAAACCAGACGATCTGCCCGCTGGTCTGGTCGATGGCGTGTTCGAGGATGTCGTACTGGGTCGTGCTAAGTGTGATGCGGGTTGTCATGGTGGTCTCCTGGTGGTGGGTGATATTCAGTCTTCGAGGACGATGTGTCCGTCGAGGGTGATCCAGAGGCGGGCATCTTCGGGGGTGGCCATCTCGCGCGTCTCGCGGCCGGTGGACATCCAGACGCCGTCCTTGCCCGTGTAGGTGTAGGTCTTACCGTCGTGGATGACCTCGACCGGCAGGTTCTGGTGAAACTCGACATCGACGTTCATCCAGCCGCGCAGGCGATGGTTGGTGTCGATGACTTTGGCCTCGATGGTCTGTTTGCTGTTCATGCTCTGCTCCTCGCGTGTGGTGATGGTGATTGCATGAACGCGCTGTTCTGGAGGAAAGCCAAGCTCTGAATCGCAACGTTGGAGAACATCTGCGATGGGCTTGATGTAAATCATGGGTCTGTCGATACGCGCTTACGCCAGGCATCGCGGCGTCTCTCACGTGGCAGTCAAGAAGGCGATCGATAGCGGGCGCATCACGCCCGAAGCAGATGGCACGATCGAGCCGAACCGGGCCGACCTGGAGTGGGCACAGAACACCGTGAGCGCCCGGAAACCGGCCCCGGCCAAGGCAGCGCCCGCTGCCGTTGAACCGCCTCGCGCACGGACGATGGAGCCAGCGGAACCGGCTGCCCCCGTACTTTCGACCGGTGGCACCTCGCTATTGCAGGCCAGGACGGTCAACGAAGTGGTCAAGGCGCAAACCAACAAGGTGCGCCTGGCGCAACTCAAGGGCGATCTGGTCGACCGGTCGCAGGCGATCGCCCATGTGTTTCGGCTGGCGCGCACCGAACGCGATGCCTGGCTCAACTGGCCGGCGCGCATCTCCGCGCAGATGGCCGCCAAGCTGGAGATCGATGCCCACGAACTGCACGTGGCCCTCGAATCCGCCGTGCGGGATCACCTGATCGAACTCGGCGAACTGCGCGCCCGGGTGGATTGATGGAACTGGAAGACTACGACGGCGCGCTCGACATCGAACGTGCCTGGCGGGAGGGGCTCGTCCCGGATCCGTTGCTGTCGGTATCTGAATGGTCAGACCGGCATCGCATGCTGTCCTCGAAGGCCTCCTCGGAACCCGGGCGCTGGCGCACCAGCCGCACCCCATACCTGAAGGAGATCATGGACTGCCTGTCGCCGACCTCGCCGGTCGAACGGGTAGTGTTCATGAAGGCCGCCCAACTGGGTGCGACCGAGATGGGATCGAACTGGATTGGGTACGTGATTCATCACGCGCCGGGTCCGATGATGGCCGTCTGGCCGACCGTGGAAATGGCCAAGCGCAACTCCAAGCAGCGGATCGACCCGCTGATCGAGGAATCGCCCATCCTCAAGGAACTGATTGCCCCGGCCCGGAGCCGCGATTCCGGCAACACCATCCTGGCCAAGGAATTCCGTGGCGGCGTGCTGGTCATGACCGGTGCGAACAGTGCTGTCGGCTTGCGCTCGATGCCGGTGCGTTACCTGTTCCTCGACGAGGTGGATGGCTATCCGCTCGACGTCGATGGCGAGGGCAATGCCGTGGCACTGGCCGAGGCCCGCACGCGCACCTTTGCCCGGCGCAAGATCTTCATTGTGTCGACACCGACGATTGCTGGTGTCAGCACCATCGAACGGGAGTACGAAGCCTCCGACCAACGGCGCTTCTTTGTGCCGTGCCCGCACTGCGGTCACCGGCAATGGCTGCGCTTCGAGCAGTTACGCTGGGAGCGCGACGAGAACGGCACTTTCCCAGAGACGGCCGCCTACGTCTGTGAGTCCTGCGAGGTGCCGATTCCTGAGCATCACAAGACATGGATGCTGGAGCACGGCGAGTGGCGCGCCATGGTGGAAAAATCGGCCGAAGGCAGCAACAAGACGGCCGGCTTCCACCTGTCGAGCCTATACAGCCCGATCGGCTGGCGGTCGTGGCGGGACATTGCCATGGCCTGGGAGCGTGCCATCAGCAAGGAATCCGGATCGGCGGCCGAGATCAAGACCTTCAAGAACACTGAACTCGGGGAAACCTGGGTCGAGGAAGGCGAAGCGCCCGACTGGCAGCGCTTGCTGGAACGCCGCGAGGACTACCGGATCGGGACCATTCCAGTTGGTGGCCTGCTGCTGACTGCCGGTGCCGACGTCCAGAAGGATCGCATCGAAGTGTCGATATGGGCCTTCGGCCGAGGTAAGGAATCCTGGCTGGTTGAGCACCGCGTACTCATGGGCGACACTGCCCGCGACGAGGTGTGGAAAACACTGGCCGGCGTACTGCGGGAAACCTGGACGCATGAGACTGGCTGCCAGCTTGGACTAGGTCGTCTAGCACTGGATACCGGCTTCGCGACGCAGGAAGCCTATGCGTTTGTCCGGGGTGTGCGCGACCCGCGTCTGATGGCCGTCAAGGGTGTAGCCCGGGGAGCAGCACTGATCGGCACGCCGACGGCGGTGGATGCCACCACCGGCGGCAAGAAACTGCGCCGGGGGATAAAAGTGTTCTCGGTGGCCGGAGGTATCGCCAAGCTCGAGTTCTACAACAACCTGCGCAAGTCCCCGGAGGTCGCCGAGGATGGGGTCACGATCCGTTACCCCACCGGCTTTGTCCATCTGCCCAAGGTCGATGCCGAGTACCTGCAGCAACTGTGTGCCGAGCAGCTGGTGACTCGGCGTGACCGAAACGGCTTTGCCATCCGCGAGTGGCAGAAGATGCGCGAACGCAACGAGGCCCTGGACTGCTACGTCTATGCCCGGGCCGCTGCCGCAGCCTCCGGCCTCGATCGCTTCGAGGATCGCCACTGGCGAGAACTGGAAAAGCAACTCGGGATCGTTACGACCGATCCCCCTGAATCGTCCGATGTACCCGATATCGAGGCCACCCATAGCGGTGGCCTCGCTGTTGCTGGCGTCCGCAAACCCGGCCGTCAATTGATCCGCAGCCGCTGGCTGACATAACAGGAGTAACCCATGAGCTTGCAAACCCAACTCAATAGCTTTGTCCTCCGCGTTGCCGAGGAATTCAATACCGTCAAAGGCCGCACCGGCACCCTGACGGCACTGACCACCACAGACAAGTCGAGTCTTGTCGCCGCCATCAACGAACTCAAGGCCGCAATTGTCACGGCGGTCATGATCGATGACCTGCAGGTTTCGACTACGACGACCTATTCGTCGAACAAGGTGGTCACCTTGCTCGATGCCCTTAAGGCGGACATCCTGGGTGGTGCCGACCCGGCATACGACACGCTGTTGGAACTTCAGCAGGCCATGCAGAACGATCAGTCCGGCATCGCCGCTCTGACATCGGCTATCGACAAGCGCGTCCGCTTCGATGCTGCGCAGACGCTCACCGTCCTGGAGCAGCAGCAGGCCAGGACCAACATCGGTGCGGTGGCTGCCACTGATATTGGCGACGTCGCGACGGACTTTGTCGCGATCTTCGAAGCCGCCCTGGTGTAAGGCATGAGCCTCGCATCGCAACTCTCTGCGCTAGCCAGCCGCATCGGCAACGAGATCAAGGGGCTGATCCGTCCCGATCACCCCGGACTCGCGCGTGCCTGGGTCAACTTCGGCTACGCGAATGGGTCGGTGCAAGTACGTGCCGCCCACAACGTGGCGTCCGTGACCCGTCTGGCCACTGGTCGCTACCGCATCCAGTTCGAGACCGCGATGCCCGATACGGCGTACTGCTGGGTGGCCACCGGCCGCAGCAACACCAACAGTGGCACCGTGCGTGTCGCGGCTGCACGCGGTACGGCAGACAACAAAGTCGAGGCGGGACTGGAAATCGTCTGTACCTCATCGTCGGGTTCGCTGGCCGACACCACCGAGATCAGCCTGGTGGTGTTCCGGTGAGCACGCCCACCTATACCGAGGCCCAGTTGCAGGCCCTGCGCGACGCGCTGGCCAAAGGCGAGAAGCGGGTGACCTTCGGTGACAAGACCGTCGAGTACCGCACGGTCGACGAACTCAAGGCCGCCATCCACGAAGTCGAGGTCGCGCTGCACAAGGATGCCGTGACGACCGGACTGATTCCGCGTGCCGCCCGGCAGATCCGCATCACCACGGCGAAGGGGTTCTGATATGGGCTGGATCAAAAGAATCTCCCGCCGCATGTTCGGCAGCAACCCGCTGCACGAAGCCGCAGGTGCCAGTCGGCGTTCGGTCTCCTGGCTGCCGAGCAACCCGGGGGCCGTGGCAGCAATGACAGCAACCCAGACAGAACTTCGCACCAAGAGCCGCGATCTGGTACGGCGTAACGCCTGGGCCAACGCCGCCCTGGAATCCTATGTCGCCAATGCCATCGGCACTGGCATCAAGCCGCAGTCGCTGGTCGCGGATCCGACAATCCGCGAGCGGATCCAGGCCTTGTGGCGCGACTGGACCCTGGATGCCGATGCGGCGGGCCTGACCGACTTCTACGGGCTGCAGGCGCTCGCCTGTCGCGCCATGCTCGAAGGTGGCGAAGCGCTGATCCGCATCCGCTACCGCCGCAAGGAGGATGGGTTGGCCGTGGCGCTGCAATTGCAGGTGCTGGAGCCCGAGCATCTGCCGGTCACTCTCAATACAACGGCGGAGAACGGCAATGTAATCCGCGCCGGCATCGAGTTCGATCGCCTCGGGCGGCGCGTGGCCTATCACCTCTATCGCACCCATCCCGAAGATGGCGCCCTGGCGCCCATGTCCGGCAATGGGGGCATGGAGACTGTGCGCGTCGATGCCTCGGAAATCCTGCACATGTTCCGGCCGCTGCGTCCCGGCCAGATCCGGGGCGAACCGTGGCTGGCGCGAGCACTGGTCAAACTCAACGAACTCGACCAGTACGACGATGCTGAACTGGTGAGGAAGAAGACGGCCGCGATGTTCGCCGGCTTCATCACCCGTCTTGCCCCCGAAGACAACCTGATGGGCGAAGGCTCGGCCGATCCCAATGGCGTGGCGCTGGCCGGGCTGGAACCGGGTACCTTGCAGATCCTGGAGCCCGGTGAGGACGTGAAGTTCTCCCAGCCGGCCGATGTCGGTGCGAGCTATGCCGAGTTCCTACGCATGCAGTTCCGGGCGGTCGCTGCCGCCATGGGCGTGACCTACGAACAACTGACCGGGGATCTCACCCAGGTCAATTACTCCTCGATCCGGGCTGGGCTCCTCGAATTCCGCCGCCGCTGCGAAGCACTCCAGCATGGCGTGATCGTCCATCAGTTGTGCCGGCCGATCTGGCAGGCCTTTATCGAACAAGCCGTCCTCGAAGGGGCGCTGACGTTGCCAGGTTATGCCCGGGTCGGCCAGGCCCAGCGGCGCGCGTACCTGGCCGTGAAGTGGATTCCACAGGGCTGGCAATGGGTGGATCCGCAGAAGGAATTCAACGCCATGCTCACGGCGATGCGCGCCGGGCTGCTGTCGCGTTCCGAGGCGATCTCGTCCTTTGGCTACGACGCCGAGGATGTAGATCGCGAAATCGCGGCTGACAACGCCCGGGCGGATGCCCTCGGCCTCGTGTTCGAGTCTGATCCGCGCCACGACCATGGGACTGCGCAAGCGGTCCCTGTCTCTCCCGACAACCCGGAGAACCCCTGACATGAATCTGCCCCACCTTGCGTCCCGTCTCTACGGGACGCCGCTTCTGCTCGCCCGTGCCAAGCTGGATGTGATCCTCTCCGTGCTCGGAGAACGGGTGAACTGGCCGGAATCAGATCTGGCCGCACCGCTGGTCTCGAAGCGGCCAACGATCGATGCGCCGGTGGGCATTGCCGTCATTCCGGTGGTCGGTTCACTGGTCCGTCGCACGGTTGGCCTGGACCCGGCATCCGGCTTCACGTCGTATACCGAGATTGCCGGCATGGTCGACGCGGCCCTTGCTGATCCTTCGGTCGAGGGCATCGTTCTCGACATCGATTCGCCCGGAGGCGAAGCCGGAGGCGTATTCGAACTCGGCGAGCGCATCCGTGCCGCCGACGGGGTGAAACCCGTCTGGGCCATCGCCTCCGATACCGCCTTTTCGGCGGCCTATGCGATTGGCTGTTCCGCTTCGCGAGTGTTAGTCAGCCGTACCGGCGGCGTCGGTTCCATCGGCGTAATCGCCATGCATGTCGACCAGACAGCCCGAGATGCCCAGCAGGGCTATCGCTACACGCCGGTTACCGCCGGGGATCACAAGAACGACTTCTCTCCGCACGAGAAACTTGGCCCCGAGGCCCATGCCCGCCTGCAGGCGGAAGTCGATCGCCTGTACTCCATGTTCGTCGATCACGTCGCGGCGATGCGCAAGCTCGATCCCGATGCCGTGCGGGCGACCGAGGCCGGCATCTATTTCGGCATGGACGCCGTGACCGCAGGACTGGCCGATGCCGTCGGCAGCCTCGATGCCGTGCTCGCCGAATTCAGCAGCTTTCTGGTGGCTCGCCGGGCGCGCGGCCACACGATGTCCGATTCCTCGCGCCTGTCAGCCGTAACTCCCTCAACGCTTATGGAGAACTCCACCATGCCTTTGACTGCCCCTGTAGATCAACCTCTGACGGATGAGCCTGTGACTTCGGCCGCTCCCGACGCGGACAAGCCCGTCGCCGACGAAGCATCCCCTGCGACCACCGACGCAAGTCGTACTGATGCGGTCGCCATCGCCGAACTGTGCCAACTCGCCGGCCACCCTGAACTGACCGCTGCCTTCCTCGCCGAAGGCGTCTCGGAGGCTCAGGTGCGCAAGGCACTGCTGGCCTCCCGGGCTGACAGCCCGGAAATCCGCTCGACGATCGCACCGGATGCCTCGGCCCCTCAGCAATCCCAATCTGCCGCCAATCCCCTGATGGCGGCTGTCAAGAAACTCACCGGAAAGGAGTAAGCCATGCCCGTCATCACCGAAGGTCTCAACCTGGGCGATCTGCTCAAGTACGAAGCCCCCAATCTCTATTCGCGTGACCAGGTAACGGTCGCCGCTGGCCAGAACCTCGTGCTCGGCACGGTGGTCGGCATCGACGCCACCACGACCAAGGTCAAGCAGATCGACCCGGCCGCCATCGATGGCACCGAAGTCGCCGTCGGCGTTCTCGCCACCTCGGTCGACGCCACCCTGATCGATCGCGAGGACGGGATTCTGATTGCCCGTCATGCCGTCGTCGCCGATCACGCCCTGACCTGGCCTGCCGGCATCACCCCCCTGGACAAAGCCGCTGCCATCGCCCAACTCAAGGCGGCCGGCGTACTCGTTCGCCACGCTGTTTAAAGGAGTCCTCTCATGCAGAACCCGTTCTCGAATCCCGCCTTCTCGATGGCCAACCTTACGGCTGCCATCAATCTTCTGCCGAACCGCTACGGCCGGCTGGAGTCACTCAACCTGTTCCCGGTCAAGCCGGTGCGCTTCCGCCAGATCCTCATCGAGGAGAAAAACGGCGTGCTGAATCTGCTGCCGACCTTGCCGGTAGGTAGTCCCGGCACGGTGGGTCAGCGTGACAAGCGCAAGATGCGCTCCTTCGTCGTGCCCCATATCCCGCACGACGACGTGGTGCTGCCCGAGGAAGTCCAGGGGCTGCGCGCCTTCGGATCGGAAACCGAACTGGAGACCGTGGCCGGCGTCATGGCCCGCCATCTGGAGACGATGCGCAACAAGCACGCCATCACGCTGGAACATCTGCGCATGGGTGCCTTGAAAGGCATCATCCTTGATGCCGACGGCTCGACGCTCTACAACCTCTACGACGAGTTCGGTATCGCGCCGAAGACGCTCAACTTCGCGCTGACCACGGACAGCACCAACGTCCGCCAGAAATGCGTTGATACCCTGGCGCATATCGAGGAGAACCTGCGCGGAGAGTTCATGACCGGTGTGCGCTGCCTGTGTTCGCCCGAGTTCTTCGAGAAGCTGGTCGGCCATCCCAAGGTCGAGAAAGCCTACGAGAACTTCCAGCAAGGTGCAATCCTGCGTGACGACGTGCGGGCTGGCTTCACTTTCGGCGGTATCGTCTTCGAGGAGTATCGCGGCCAGGCGACCGATGGCAATGGCGCGACCCGCCGCTTCATCGCGGCCGGCGAAGCCCATGCCTTCCCCGTCGGCACGATCGACACCTTCGGTACCTACGTGGCCCCGGCGGACTTCAACGAGACCGTCAATACCCTCGGCCAGCCGCTCTACGCCAAGCAGGACTCGCGCAAGTTCGAGCGCGGCACCGATCTGCACACGCAGTCCAACCCGCTGCCGATGTGCCATCGACCGGGCGTACTGGTCAAGCTGACGATGTCCTGATGGCCACGGTCAGCGATCTCTATGCCGCCGCTGGTCGGGCTGGACTGCTGACACCCGCCATGGTCGGGGGCGCGGAAGTGCTGGTGGACTTCCGTGCTCCCGATGTGGAGGTGCTCGATGGTCTGGGACTCTCATCCGACTTTGCCATCCGCTATCCCGCCGAAGACGTGGTGCTCGATGCCGGTCACGAACTTGTGATCGGTGGAGTGACCTACCGGGTCAGGGAGGTGCGGGCGATCGGCGATGGCGCGGAGTGCCGGGCCACGCTGATGCGCCTTACTTGATCCAGTGGTTCCAGAGCAGACGCTTGATGGCGGCGTTCGCCGCCTGACGGTCGAAGCGGGCCGGATCGAAATCGAGTCCGACCCATTCCCGAATCTCCTTGGTGTCGTCGGCATAGGGTTCGTTCTCGAGCTTGTCGAGAAACTCCTGGTAACTGCCGATGCCGCCAATGTTCTCGGGAGGACAAGCGTTTTCGCCTTCTACGACCCAGGCATCCCCCGGAGCAAGCGGCTCGCCATCGTTGTCGTCGATCCACTCGACCGAGAGGTGATGTTCCCATCCGTCGCCGAAGTCATAGAGGTAAGTGAATCGCGATCCGGTGGCGATGAGATCGCCAATGATCAGAGCACTTTCATCTTCTGTATGCCATTCCGGAGCGTCGTTCTCCGGATCGGGTACGCCGATGTAACGCTGGCCGATGCGGAATTGATGGAGGTGGGCATCGTGCCAGCCCATGGCGGCCTGGATGACGGGATGCAGCGCAGCGAAGCTCGACCGTCCGTCGATACGGATGCGTCGCCACACCCGTGGCTGGCTTCCGGCTAGTTCGATACGAATTTCCATCAGGCATGGAGAGTCAGTGCTGGTTTTTTTCTTCTTGCGGGGTATGGCCATCAAAACGATTCCTCCTCGAACCCGAATTCTACGAATCCCATTCTGAAAGGACACCATGAACTCCATCCGGGAACGCATTCTCCATGCACTGACCAGTCGCCTGGCACCCATCGCGCAGGGCGAAGGCGCCCAGATCCTGCGCTCACCAACCACCGCAGTCACCCGCGAGGCTTCGCCGGCATTGCTGATTTTCCCCGAGGCGGAGTCCATCGCCCAGCGGGCCAACGACCGTATCGAGCGGCATCTGGTCGTCCGCCTTGTGGCACTAGCGCGTGCCACCGACACCGAACCGGCCGAGGCGATGGCCGACCGGTTGATGGTGGCCTGTCATACCGCGCTGTTCTCTGATCCGAATCTAGGCGGTACCACGCTGGGGCTTCAGGAACTGGATTGTGACTGGGATATCGAGGATGCCGATGCCACGGCTGCCGCAATTCCGGCGCGCTACCAGATCACCTACCGCACCCTGGTCCATGACCTGACGGCCCAGGGCTGAACAACTTTCCATCGAAGGAGTAAACGATATGGCCTATTTCTCCGGTCAGGGGCGCGTATTCATCGGCGCTCGCACCAGCGGCGGCAATCCTGCCGGCCTCAACTTTGTTGGCAATGTCCCCGACCTCAAGGTATCCCTCTCGGTCGAGACGCTCGAGCATCAGGAATCGCAGTCCGGCCAGCGGCTCACTGATCTACAGATCATCAAGGGCAAGAAAGGCGAGTTTGCCTGCACCCTGGAAGAACTTATCCCGAGCAATCTCGAACTGGCGCTCTACGGCAGCACGACGGTCGTGACTACCGGCACCGTGACTGACGAGGCCATTGCGACGACGGCCGAAGCCAACAAGTTGTATCTGCTCGGCAAGCAGAACGTGTCGTCCTTGGTGGTGAAAGCAGGAGCGACCACGGTCGCCAACACCAAGTACACCGTGAATGCCAAGCACGGCTCCTTCCAATTCACCGACATTACGGGTGTCACCGGTGCCATCACTGCCAGCTATTCCTACGGCGCAGCCAACGTGACGGCGATGTTCACCCAGCCCTTGCCGGAACGCTGGGTGCGCTTCGAGGGGCTCAATACCGCCGACGGCAACAAAGAAGTCGTCATCGATCTCTACCGTGTGGCCATCAATCCGGCCAAGGAACTGTCGGTGATCACCAGCGACCTGCTCAAGTTCGAGTTGTCCGGGCAGGTGCTCGCCGATCTGACCAAGTCGGCCAGTGGTGAACTGGGTCAATTCGGCCGGATTGTCCTCCTGTGAAAAATCCTACAGATCCCATGGCCGTCCTGCCGCCCGTCCCGGTCGAGATCCACGTGGCGGCGCAGACGATCACGCTCACGCCCCTTGTGCTGGGCGAACTGCCGGCTTTCGCCAAGGCCATTCAGCCCTTCACGGCGGATCTCGCCATCGAACCGGACTGGCTGCGGCTTCTGGGCAGTCACGGCGAGGCCATGATCGAGGCCATGGCTATCGCCAGCCGCCAACCGCGCGAGTGGATTGCCGGGCTGGCGCTGGACGAGGCGATCTGCCTTGCGCAGGCCCTGTTCGAGGTGAATGCGGATTTTTTTATCCAGCGGGTGGTGCCGAAACTGGGCGAGGCAGTGAGCCGCATCGGCAGTCAGCTGCTCAGTCCAGATCATGGGCCGACGCCTGCCAGCGCCTGATCGCGCATGGCCATGCCTGGCAGGACATCCGGCACTACACACTAGCGCAGGTTGATGCGTGGCTCGGTGCCATCGATCGTCAGGAACAGCGGCAACTGAGCAATCTGCTGACGGTCATCGCCACGGGTAGCCAGGGCACGGGCGAGGCCATCCGCAAGGCCATTCAAAGTCTCACCCCACCATGCTCAAAATCTCCCTGACCACCTCGGGTCTGCTCGACAAGGGCGAATTGGCCGCCTGGACCCGCTCACGACGTGAAGCAATCCACAAGGCGGTTGGCCTGGGGATGCGTGACAGCAGCCGCAGCCTGACGGATGCACTGCGCACTCGCATGCAGTCCGATCTGGCGATCCGCAAGCCAGCCTTTTTGCGCTCGATGCGGGCCAAGGTGCTGGATCGGGATTCGGCACGGTTGCCGGCCTTGCTGGTGGGGTCACGGGTTTCCTGGCTGGGTGTGCATGTGCGGGGAGCGACCCTGACCGGCAAGATGCTGATCCCGCTGACCGAGTCCGGACGGCGGATGGGGCGCAAGGCCTTCGCCCGGGTGATCGACACCCTGATGCGTTCCGGCAATGCCTGGTTCATTCGCAAGGACGGCAAGGTCATCCTGATGGCGGAGAACATCAAGGAGAACGCCTCGGCCTTGACGCGCTTCAAGCGCGCCGAGCGACAGCGCACCGGGGCGAAATCGATCAAGCGTGGCCAGGAGATTCCCATCGCCGTCCTGGTTCCCCGCGTCACCCTGAAACGCCGCTTCGACTTTGACGGGACGGTGCGGCGTGCCATGCCGCAACTGGCCCGATCCATCAATCGATACTTGAACCGCAACTGATATGAGACTCCCCCCTCACTCGCTTCGCTCGCTGCCCCCCAAGGGGGTGTCAGTACGCTTGGGGCGGCCCGGCGCGTACTGACATGGCTTCCGATCGCGCACAGATCCTCATCACTGCCGTCGACCAGACCCGCACGGCCCTGGATAGCATCCGGAACAACCTCGGGCGCCTGGGTGACGAAACCCGCCGTGTGCAGGGATTGCTGGCAGGCCTGGGTGTCTCGCTCACGCTGGGCGCGTTCGCAGCACTGGTCAAGGGAGCGATCGATTCAGCCGATGAACTGAACAAACTCTCGCAGAAGATCGGCATCTCGGTCGAGGCTCTGTCGACGCTGCAGTTCGCCGCCCAATTGTCGGATGTCGGGCTTGATACCTTAAAGACCGGCCTGAAAGGACTCTCCGCCAACCTGACGGAAGCACGTTCCGGGCTGGGCGAAGGCGCTGCCCTGTTTCAGGCGCTCGGCATTTCGGTCGAGGGTACGGCGGGCAATCTCAAGTCATCGGACACGATCTTGCTGGAGATTGCCGATCGCTTCGCCAGTTTCGAGGACGGAGCCACCAAGACGGCCCTGGCGGTCAAGCTCTTCGGCAAGAGCGGAATGGACATGATCCCGTTCCTGAACCAGGGGTCATCGGGAATCCGCGCACTGGTGCAGGAAGCCGAACGGCTCGGCCTGAAGTTGTCGACCGAAACCGCTCAGGCCGCCGAAGCCTTCAACGACAACCTGACCGCACTCAAAGCCTCGTCTTCGGGGTTGGGCATAACGCTTGCCACCGAGTTGCTGGCACCCTTGCGGGTCGTGACGGATGCCATCCGCGAAGGCCAGGGAGAAGCGACCGGGTTCGCAGCCATTCTCGGCGGTGCCCTCAAAACCACCCTGGAGGCGATTCTCGTCCTCGGCGTGAATGTCGCCTACGTCTTCAAGTCGATGGGCAACGAGATCGGTGGCATGGCCGCACAACTCACCGCGCTGGCACGCCTCGACATTCGCGGTTTCAAGGCGATCGGCGAAGCCATGCGCGAAGATGCCGTCAAGGCGCGTGCCGAGGTCGATGCCTTGTCGGCGCACATCCTCAATCCGCCCCAGGCACGCCCGGCGGGGCCAGCTCCTACCACTCCGACTGCGGGAAATACGGGCGCGGCGTCAGAAGACATGCAGCGCATGGCCTGTGTTCTCTCGGGCGGGGAATGGCGTGGCGGGCGCTGCATCAAGAAAGGCGCGGAAGCCAAGGACAACAGTGCAGCGCGCCTGGCAGTCCTCAAGGCACAGGCCGACGCAGAATTCCGTCTGCTCAAGACCGGGCTGGATCAGCAGAAGGCCGCCCTCGATCGGGCCCTGGATGATCGCCTGGTATCTATTCGTGACTACTACGCGCAAAAGACCCGTCTTGAGCAGGCAGCCATCGACGAGGACATTTCCCGCAAGACCGAGGAACGCAGTGCCCAGCAACAGATGGCCAATGGGAAAAATGCGGGTGGGAAAGACGAGGCTACCCGGCTGCGGGCCATGGCCGAGGTCAAGAAGCTCGACGGCGAGATTGCCGTTCTGGCGCAACAGCGCGGTGAGATCGAGGTGGCCAATGCGCATGCGGCGGCTAATGCCGAACGGCAACTCGCCAACGAACTCGCCCGGGTGCGGGATCGTCTCGCTGAAGTTCGCGGTGGCACCGGTGGTGACAGTACTCGCGCCCGACTGCAACGTGAGTACCAGCCCCTGATCGAGCAGTTGCAGCGCATGGGGGATACCGCCGGCACGCAGGATGTGGCGCGGCTGATTGATGTCGAGTCGGATCTGGCGGAACTGGCCCGCTTCGAGCGCCAGTACCAGATCGCGACCGAGCGGCTGTCGCTGCGGGGTCGGGAACTCCAGGTGCAAAAGGACGCGGGCCTCATCACCGAAACCCAGATGCGGCAGACGCTGCTGGGATTGCAGGCCGAGACGGCACGGGAAGTCGAAGCGCTGATCCCCAAGATGGAGCAACTCGCGCAATCGACCGGCTCGGAAGAGGCAGTCAATCGGGTGGCGCGGCTGAAAATCGAGATTGCCAGCCTCAAGACGGTGACGGACGAGGTGGCGGTACGTATCAATGGCGACACTCAGAACGCCTTTGCCACGATGTTCGAGCAGATCGGCTCGGGCGCCAAGTCGGCCAAGGATGCCTTTGCCGATTTTGCGCGCAGCGTGCTGGCCTCGATCAGCCGGATCGCTTCGCAGAAACTCGCCGAGAGTCTGTTTGGCGCGATGGGAGGTGGTGGCGGCAATGGTGGATTTGGCGCCTTCATCAGCGGACTGTTCAAGGGCTTCGCCACGGGTGGCCTGGTCAGCGGGCCGGGGACTTCGACCTCGGACTCGATCCCAGCGCGTCTGTCAGCGGGGGAATATGTCCTGCGCGCCGCTGTCGTGCGCCGGCTCGGCGTCGATTTCCTGCATGCCCTGAACGGCGGACTCAGTGTCCCCCGCTGGCAGGGTGTGCGTCTGGCCTTCGCCGAAGGCGGACTGGTGCCACCCGCCGCCCCGGCAACCTCAGGAAGCGGAGCAGGTCAGGCGGTGCGTATCGTCAATGTGATCGATCCCAGTCTTGCCGCCGACTACCTCACTTCCCCCGCAGGCGAAAAATCGATTCTCAACATCCTCTCGCGCAATGGCTCGGCCGTGCGCGAGATCCTGCGTTAGGAACTGCCATGGCCTGGACATCCGGTACCGCTTCGGACTATCTCGACCTGCTGACCCGCCTCAAGGCCTTCGTCACCGAGCAGATGCTGCCCGCCAACGAGCGCTGGCAAGTCATGCGCTGGGTACCAGGGCCGCCTGCCGAACTGGTGTTGAAGGGGGTGGGACTGGCCGGGACCGATGAAATCTATGTCGCGATCCAGACGGAGACGTCGTCGGACTATGGCAACTGGAAACTACGGGGCTATGTCACCTACAACCCCGGGGTGGCCTTCGATGCGCAGTACAACAGCAGTCAAACCTTCTATGCCTTGCTGACCCTGTCGGCGATGCCGTACTGGTTCGTCGCCAACGGTCGTCGCATCGTCGTGGTGGTCAAGACCGGGACCTACTACGAGTGCGTACATCTCGGGCTGTTCCTGCCCTATGCCACACCGGCCCAATATCCGTATCCCCTGGTGGTGGGTGGCTCGTACAACGGTTCGACGCGCTGGAGCAATGCCTATACCTACCGCAATCATCTGCCGCGCACGGCCGGCTATTCCGGGGCGTACTGGGCACCCACCGGTACCTGGAACAGCAGTCCGTATTTCTGGCCGGGCACATGGGGCAGCAATCAGCGCGAAGCGCCGGATGGCAGCTATCCGCTGTTGCCCTTCGTGATGCAGGGCCTGGGCGAACTGGACGGCATGTACAGCGTGCCGGGCTACGGCAATTCCGTGGAGAACATCATCACCGCCAATGGCGTGGATCACCTCGTGGTGCAGGACGTGTATCGCACCGGGTACTACGACTATTGGGCACTGAAACTGGCATAGACCATGGCATTCCAATCCGGCATCACCACCTCGCCGAACGACCTGCTCGACAAGATCCGGCTCTTCGCCACCACCTACTGCGGCTACACGCAGCTGATGTACCAGGCCGACTCGGGCTATTACCGGCTGCACCTGCAGCACGCGGGCAGCGGTCAATACGTCAATCTGCACTCCTGGAGCAGCCACATCGCGGCCTATGGCTCGACCGCGTTCAGCAGCGGCCTGGCCTACGGCTCACAAACCGTATCGGGTGGCTCGATCTCGGCCAACTTGCTGTCCGGCAGTGCCGAATACTTCCTGTTCGGCGGGGATGGCTACTGCTATTGCGTCACGCAATACACCAGCACCATCTACAACATGCTGCTCTTCGGCACCATGACCAAGACCTGCAGCTTCACGGGTGGTGCTTTTCTTTCCGATAGCTACAGCGGTGCCGTGCGCGCCGACATCGACAGTGCGACCAATGCCTGGAAAACCGCCAACGGCTCCGGCAACACCTCGTCGCGCATGTTTTACACCAGCCTGACGCGGCAGCTCGACAGCTATTCGCCGATTACTTTCAACGGGGTGACGCCGCTGTATCCGATCACCGTCGAGGTGGGACGCACCACGCCGACCTACTATTACTCGATGGTGGGCTACATCCCCGAGGCCCGTCTGCTGCGCATGAACGGTCAGTACGCGAACAAGGACATCGTCACGCTCGGCAGCGATGAGTGGATGGTGTTCAGCACGTCCTATGGCGGCTACGCCTTCAAGAAATGACGACCTTTGCGGGAGGTGTGTTGCCCTCAGGCGTGAAGGGCGATCCGGCCTATGCCTTGCCGGAAAAATTCCTGCCGGCACCGTTTCGCCCGTATGAAGGGGCTATTGCGCGATTCTCCAGCGGCGGCTCCCTGACAAACCTTCTGCCGGTCAGCGAACTGCCGGTAGGCTTCGCCGGCTTCACGATCCGCCAGTTCGAGCAGCACTGGTATCACCAGATTCATCTGCTGCCGGGCAAGATCATCCTGGGCAACCTGCTGTCGACGCAGATGCGGCAGATCGAGGTGTGGAACGCGCATTTCGCCACCAAGACCCTGTCGGCCATCGTCGGCGAGAACGATGGGGGCATCGTGCTCTCGGGCAGCAGCAATCCGCCGACCACCTTCGGCATGCTTTCATCGCGCTTGTACGAGGTCTCCATCAGTCTTGATGGTCCCCCGGTCATCGAGGCGTCCTTCACCTTCCAGTTTCCAGGCGAGACACCGCGCCTGAGCATCTCGGGTCGGCGGGTCGTGGTCTTCGGCCTGCGGCCCCACTGGGGCGAGTCCTGGCTGGAACGACTGGCCTGGGCCACCGATGTGCTGACTGCCCGGGATGGCACGGAACAGCGCGTGAGCCTGCGCGTCAATCCGCGCCGTTCGCTCGAATTCACGATCCTGCTCGGGCGCGACGATGCCGCCTTGCTGGATGTCCTACTGTCGGCCTGGCAGTCGCGGGTCTATGCCTTGCCGATCTGGCCGGACAAGACGCAGTTGGCGGGAAGCTTGGTGGCGGGCAGCACCTTCATTCCACTGACGACGACGCATCTGGAGTACGAAGCCGATGGCCTGCTGGTGATCGGTACCGACAGTCGCAATACCGAGGCAGCGGAAGTGCTGTCGGTCGCCAGCAATGGGGTGACGCTCAAGCAACCCATCCTCCAGTCCTGGCCGGCAGGGGCCTTCGTGACGCCAGCGCGTACCGCACGGCTCCGTATCAGCCAGCCGGTGACGCGGGTCACGGAAGCCATTGTCACCGCCCGGGTGGTGTTCGATATCGCGGGTAGCACCACGATCGCCAAGCAGGATAACGCCACCAAACTGAGCAATGTGCCGATCTGGCCGATGACTTTCCCGCGACCGAACCGGGAGCGCGATGTGGATGTGGAGTATCAGCGGCTCGCGGAGGTCCTGGACTACGAGACCGGAATCACGGCGGTGGATGACTCGGGGGTGCGACCGTTCATTCGTCGCACGTTCGATTTCCGCTTCACCAGTCGTGCCGAGATCGCCGCCTTCAAGGGCTGGCTGGCGGCGCGTGCCGGGCGCCTGGTGGCGTTCTGGCAGCCAGGTTGGGAAACGTCCATCGTGCCAACCCGCAAGATTCTGTCGAACCAGACGGTGATGACCGTGGCGGCACGGGGCTATGCCCTGTACTTCAACCCGATGCCGGGACGTACCGAAGCCGCCTTCCTGCACAAGAACGGCACCTGGTACTACCGCACGATCCTGAGCTTTGGTGCGGGGACCACCCCTGAAGAAGAAACGATGACGCTGGACCAGACCTTCGGCTTCGATGCCAACCCCGAAGACTGGCTCGCCATCTACTTCCTCGAAAAAAGCCGGCTCGACAGCGACCAGATCGAATTGCACTGGCTCTCCGACCGGATCGTCGAATCTGCATTGCCGGTCAAGAGCATCAAGGGATAACCGATGTCCTATCTCACGCAGGAAACTTCGGCGGCTGCTGGTCTGCCGGTGGAACTCTATCGCTTCGTCCTTGGCCAGCAGGTCTGGGCGGTGACCAGCGGCCGCGAGGTCGTGACCTACCAGGCGGACACCTACCAACCGGCCGTTCTGCGTCGTTCCGGACTGGAGCAATCGCCGGATTTCTCGCGCAATGGCATCGAACTGGAATGTGCGCGCGACTTTGCGGTGGCCCAGTTGTTTGCCGCCAGCCGGCCCAACGGGGTGGTGTCCCTGACGCTGTTTCGCAATCACTACGGTGACAGCGAGTACATCACCGCCTGGAAGGGCCGGGTGGCGTCCGTGGTGTTTGCCGGCAGCGGCGCGACGATCCGCTGCGAGTCGATCTTCACGGCCTTAAAGCGTCCGGGGCTGCGGGCGCATTACCAGACGGGTTGCCGCCATGCCCTTTACGACCCGGGCTGTGGCATCAACAACCAGGCCTACAAGATCGCCGGCACGCTGAGCGCGATCTCTGGCTTGACGGCAACCTCGGTGGCTTTCCTGTCGCAGAGCACCGGATGGCTGACCGGCGGTTATCTGCGCGTGGGCGGTGTACCCCGCATGATCACCCAGCACACGGGCGATACGGTCACGCTGTCGAGCGTCCTGCCCGGACTGGCGGTGGGCAGTGCCTTCGAAGCCTTCGCCGGCTGCGACCGCAGTTTCTCGACCTGTCAGAGCAAGTTCGGCAATGCGCTGAACTTTGGCGGGTTCCCCTGGATACCGGCAAAGAACCCCTTTGCCGGCGACTCGATCGTCTGAATCATGTGGACACAAATTCTCGTCTGGGTGGTGACCACGGTCATCGGAGCCTTGCTGAGCCCCCGGCCGCCCAAACCGGCTTCCGTCTCGCCCGGCAATGTGGATGTTCCGGTGGCCGAACAGGGCAAGCCGATCCCGGTGCTGTTCGGCACGCGCGTCATCCGCCAGGCCAACTGCGTCTGGTATGGCGACATCAAGACCACAGAGATTCGCCAGACGTCTGGCAGTGGAGGCAAGAAATGACGGTGATCGCAACCCACGAGGACGCCAAGGCCCTGGGCTATTGCAACGCGGGGCTGCGCAAATGGTTCCCGCGTGACGGAATCAGCTTCGACGACTTTCGTCGGGATGGCGTTACGACCGACTGGCTCCGGGCCACCGGCGACGCCATGGCCATTCGACTCGCCGAGGTGGTCGAGCAACGTGAGCAGGTGGCCTAAATGGGTGGTGGCGGAAAACGCGGTGGCGGCTCGAGTTCCTATGTCGTCGGCCATCGCTACTACGCGGGGCTCCATCTGGTCCTGTGCCATGGGCCGGTCGATGCCATTACCCGCATCATCGTCGGCGAACGCACCGCCTGGAGCGGCAGCATCACGAGCAGCCAGACGATCTACATCAATGCCCCGCAGCTGTTCGGCGGCGATTCGCGCGAAGGCGGTGTGCAGGGTTATGTCGAGGTGAAGTTCGGCGGCCCGGCCGAAACCGTGTCCGGCTATCTGCAGCAGAAGCTCGGCAGCATCATCCCGGCGTTTCGCGGTGTGCTGTCGCTGATCGTGCAGCAGTGCCAGTTGTCGGCGATGAACCCCTATATCAAGCCCTGGAGTGTCGAGGCACGACGGATTCCGGCACCGGTGGCCCTGGGTAGCGGCTACATCAACGGCGACGCCAATCCGGCTCACATCATCTACGAGTGCCTCAACAATGCGACCTGGGGCTTGGGCCATGCCACCAGCGAGATCGATGCCAGCAGTTTCTCTACGGCGTCCTACACCCTGGGCAGCGAACAGTTCGGACTCTCCCTGCTGTGGGATCGCGAACAGCCCCTCGAAGAGTTCATCGGCGAAGTGCTGCGCCACATCGATGGCACGCTCTATGTCCATCCGCGTACCGGGCAATACACCCTGAAGCTCGCTCGGGCGGATTACAGTCTGTCGAGCCTGATGGTGCTGGATGCCACCAATATCATCGCGCTGGAAAGCTTCTCGCGTCCGGCCGAATCCGAGCTGATCAACCAGGTCACGGTGCGCTACCGGGACCGCAGTACTGACAAGGACGCGGCGATCACCGTGCATGACCTGGCGGCGCTGGAACTGGCCGGTGGCGTGGTGTCCTCGGTGACGGTGGACTATCCGGGCATCAGCAACGGCACGCTGGCCTCGAAGGTGGCGCTGGGTGACCTCAAGCAGTTGTCCGTGCCTCTGGCCAAGGCAACGCTGGTCGCCAACCGCAAGGCGGCCAGTCTCAATATCGGCGATGTCTTCAAGCTGACCTGGCCGGAACTGGGTATCGCCCAACTGGTGATGCGGGTGGTGCGCATCAGCTATGGCACCCTGACCGATGGGCGGGTGCGCATCGAATGTGTCGAAGACATCTTCGGCTTGCCCTCGGCCACCTATGTGTCGCCGACACCTACCTCATGGGTTTCGCCGCTGACCGCCCCGGCTCCGGTGCCGTTCAGGAAACTGGGCGAGGCACCCTGGTGGACGGTGGTGAAGCGAGTGGTTGGCGAATCAGCGACGGCCCGAGCCGAGCTTGATCCAGAAGGCGGTCTCCTGGTGGTGTGCGCGAGCCGGCCCTCCGGAGATTCCCTTAACGTGAAGGTGCTGACGCGCCAGGGCAGTGCCGCCTTTGCCGAGGTCGAGGCGATGGGTTTCACGCCCAACGCAACGTTGATCAACGATATCGACCCGGCGGCCACCGTGCTGGCGATCGGCAACGGGCAGGACCTGGAATCGGTCGGCCTCGACAAGCTGGCCTATCTCGACGAAGAGATCGTGGCGATCAAGGCGGTGAATCTCGGTGCCGGCACGATCACGGTGGAACGGGGCATTCTCGATACCGTTCCGGTTGGTCATCTGGCTGGCGCGCGGCTCTGGTTTGCCGATGGCGTGGAAGCACTGCTCACCGAACAGTATCTGTCCGGGGAGTCGCTGCAGGTCAAGTTGCTACCGTCGACCGGCATGGGACGTCTGGCGGAGTCGGCGGCGACGGCCGACAGCTACACCTTCGCCAAGCGCATGATCCGGCCATATCCGCCGGGGAATGTGCGGGTCAATAACGTGATGTGGCCCACAGTGATTCTGGGCCAGATGGCGCTGACCTGGGCCCATCGCGACCGCATGCAGCAGACCGTCTATCTGGTGACGCAGTCGGAGGGCAACATCGGCCCCGAGGCAGGGACCACCTACACGGTTCGCATCTACAACGAGAACCTTGGGCTCCAAAAAACCCTGACGGGTCTGACTACGACGTCCTTGACCTACACAACCACCGACGAAGCCACGGACAGCGGGCTGGGACGAATCAATGGCCGGCTGAAGGTCGAGATCGAGTCGGTACGAGATGGGCATGTCTGCTGGCAGAAGCAGACGCGGAGTTTCGAGCGGGCGGGGTTCGGCCTGAACTACGGCAAATACTATGGAGGCATCTAATGGCAAGCACTGATCCCAACATGGGACTGACCTACGGCTGGACTCTCGGCGAGTCCGGGTGGCACACGACGATGGACGGCAATCTGAAGCGGCTCGGCGCGGTAGTCGGGCTCGCGGTCAAGGATCGGGATCTCGTCACTCCACCAGCCAGTCCGGTCGACGGCGACCGCTACATCATTCCGGCCGCTGCGACCGGTGTTTGGGCTGGTAGGACCAACCAGATCGCCGTGCGCGTGGCGAGCACATGGGAGTACTACACGCCCAAGGTTGGCTGGCTTTGCTACATCGAGGACGAGGCCGTGCTCGCCGCCTACAAGAGCACTGGCTGGAGTGCCGGCATCGCGATCTGACATCGCTTTACCAACCTTACGAGCCCACCCATGAGGTGGGCTTTCTATTTCTGGAGGACGAAATCATGGATGCAACCCCAATGGAGCGCCGCAAGATGGTGACCATCCCGCAGGAAGAATTCGAGGCAATGCTGGAGCGCGCGGCCGAGCGTGGCGCTCGCGCCGCATTGCACGGCGTGGGCCTGGATGGTGAGGATGCCGCTCACGACATCCGGGAACTGAGGAACCTGCTGGATGCCTTCAATGAGGCCAAGCGCACGGCTGGCATCACCCTGGTCAAGATGATCGTCACCGGCCTTGTACTGGCCTTGCTGGCGGGCACCGTGCTCAAAATCAAGCTGTTCGGGGGGCAGCCATGATCGAGACCTTGCTTGGCGGGTTGCTCGGCGGTGCATTCCGTCTGGCCCCGGAAATCCTGAAGTGGATGGACCGCAATGGCGAGCGCAGTCACGAACTGGCCATGCAGGACAAGGCGCTGGAGTTTGAGAAATTGCGGGGCGCGCAGCGGATGGGCGAGATTGGTGCTGCTGCTGAAGCGGCCTGGAATACCGGAGCAATCGAGGCGCTGAAGGATGCCGTGGCAGCCCAGGGGCAGCGGTCCGGGGTGCGCTGGGCCGATGCGTTGTCGATCAGCGTGCGGCCCATCATTACATACTGGTTCATGCTGCTTTATTGTGCGGCCAAGACGGCGGCGTTTGTGGCGGCCGTCACTGCAGGTGCCGGTTGGGGCACGGCAATCCTGCATGCCTGGACGGAAGCCGATCAGGCGCTGTGGGCGGGCGTGCTGAATTTCTGGTTCCTCGGGCGCGTGTTTGACCGGGTGCGGTGATGGCGATCCCCGAGGCCGCGATCGAACTGGCGAAACGGTTCGAGGGATTCCACCGGGTGCCGAAGCACGATCCCCATCGCGCCTATCCCTACCTCTGCCCGGCCGGATATTGGACGATCGGTTATGGCCATCTGTGCCTGCCTGATCACCCTCCAATTTCCGAGGAGGAGGGTGAGTCGTACCTGGCGGCTGATCTCCAGATCGCCTTGCGAGCGACGCTGCGCTATTGCCCGGTGCTGGCCACCGAGCCTGAAAACCGGCTGGCGTCCATCATGGATTTCACGTTCAATCTCGGTGCAGGACGGCTACAGACGTCGACATTGCGGCGGCGGGTCAACCAGCGCGACTGGGCAGCGGCGGGAACAGAACTCGGACGCTGGGTGCGTGGGGGTGGCCAGATATTGCCAGGACTTGTTGTGCGTCGGCAGGCTGAAGCGGCACTGTTGGCATAACTATCGTCGTGGTGCAATTCGACGCCATCGTTCGGCGTTAAGATCAGCGCTTTGATTGATGCCGTAGAGGTGATGATGATCGACTGGAAAACCGCGCCAAAAGGTGCCCGCTGGTGGGCCATGGATGCCAACGGCCAGGCGCATTGGTTGCTGGTACCGAACGTGGCACCCCATACCGACTTCTGGTACTCAGACCAGGTGCCGGCGCCAAGTTTCGGCTATAGCGGCAATTGGAAAGAAAGCCTGACGGAACGTCCGGCGGCATAACTGCACGTTGCAACATGAAAATCTATCTCGCCGGCCCCGATATCTTTCGCCCCGATGTCGATGATTGGATCACCAACGCCCGGGAACTCTGTCGCCAACATGGCTTTGAGGCACTGACCCCGTTCGATCACGGCGAAACCGAGCCCAAGAAAATCCTTGACGGCAACCTCGAACTGATCCGCAAGGCGCAGATCGTGGTCGCTAATCTGAATCCGTTTCGCGGATTCGAACCCGACTCAGGTACAGCTTTCGAATTGGGCTATGCCCTGGCCCTTGGCAAGAAACTGTGGGCCTATATCGACTCTGCCGAACCGCTACTGGAACGCATTCGTCGTGCTGAAGCATTATCGGCAGACGCCAAACGTGACAGTCAGGGCATGGCAATCGAGGACTTCGGTCTGCCGCTCAATCTCATGCTTGCTCTGACCACACAGTTGGTGGAGGGCGATCTGGCGGCTTGCATCGCGGCGATCCGGCCACGTACTGCGACACCACCCCCCAATTCACAAAAAGCCGAATGCCTTTGA